CGTCAGTTATATTCTTAATATTAGCAATAGCTATTGCCAATCCCCTTCTGACCCCTTCGTTATATTCTGAGTCAGATCTATACTCTTCTATTTTAGAACATAGATGCGATATCAATTTTTCTTCACTCATCTTTGTTTTGGTCTTCAAGTTTATTAATAGCTGCTGCAAGATATTTTGCAGTATCCAGGGTTTCCTCATAAGCATGTTGTAACCAATCTTTAAGATTATAATCTTTACGGTCTACAGTAGTACCATATTCCTCAACTCCTTTCTTGTCAGAGTCTATAAGGTCTTTGATTATACCCTTAGTGATATTACATGCTTTGCTATAATCATCTACTTCTACCATTTTAGGATCAGCAGATACAATAGGACACCATCCTTTAAGGTGTCTACCATTGGTCATTCCACAGTAGTAACACTTACTCATTTCCTAAATTATAAAGGTTATACAATAGAGTAAGCTCTTCGCCATCTTCAACATCTTTAATCGTCTTTACATACCTGTAGTCACCATCTATTACAGCTTCAAGATTAGGATCTTCTGAATGATTGATAAATCCACCAAGAGGTGTTCTGATAAAACGATCCTTGAATCTCTCATCATATACATGTGATATTCCGAGAACTTCTCCAGCTTCTATATCTGTAACTGCAAATAAACCAAGACCGTCTATGTTAGAAGGCTTGATTGTTAACCTGGAATCCAGGGGTTTGTAATATTTATATTTTATTTCCATAGTGTTTTTAAGTTTATCTAATTGATTACTCAATAAAATAACAAGCACCAATAGTATGACTATCAGTGCTTGATATATTTTATTAGTGTTCTTACTATTCTTCATACACCGCAAGGCATATATCAATAAAAGCAAAGTAAAATGCATAATAGGTAACATCTGGATTCTCGTAGGATCTATATCCAAAAAGAATCATAGGTTTTATACCTATACTTAATTCCCAATCTTTATCATCAAACATAACTTATAAGTTTACGACCTCACATGAACCTCCACTACAAGCGATTTCATTTGAAAGATCAGTGTTATCATCGATCTCTACTACCTTAGTAAGATCTACTTCAGAAAGTGCAGAGTACCTTTTGTCAAACTCTTCTTCAGTTATCTCTTCAAAAGGAGCCTGTACATAAGTACCACCGTCATAAGGAAGAACAGAAAGACCGTTAAAAGTATCTTTATTTTCCCACATCCATTCTACAATACCTTCCCATTCATCAGGTTTTACTGATACAGTGGCAGATACGTTATGAGTATTACGACCATGAATATGACCTTGCTTTACCCACTGCATATTCCAACGCTGAACACGCTCAAGCATTTCTAATGCTGTCTCGTCCTCACGAAGAGTTGCAGTATCTGGAGCTTTCTGAGGAATCTCAATGACTGCAGAGTTAGGAATAAGTGTCATATCTTCTACAAGTTCAGGATGGTTGATCGCAAGATACTGATATAATGCTTCATCCTTACTGCATTGCATGCGTCTGATGTAATACTTAGAGTGCCATGCATGTATACCTGATGACGTACCTACTACACAGGATGTAGTACCGCTTGGCTTTACTGTAGTTATACGAGCAGCAGGATTGATACCTATACTTCTAGCTGTTTCGTAGTTAGCTTCTATAGCAATACCTGCAGCTTCTTCAAGATCAAGATCGTATACAGCTCCGTTACAGATACCTGTCATACCTACACCTACAAGAGCATCCTTTTCAGTGGTCTCTCTCCAGATAGGTCTTAGATAATGAAAGTTAGTAAACCCTGCCTGTAGTGTTCCAAAGAAAGAAGCAGCTCTCGATCTGTCATTAAGATCAAGCTGGTCTACAACATCTCCTGCATTTATCTCTGTAAGATTGCAGAACTGAAACGGTCTTAGTGCAATCTCACAACAAGGATTAGTTCCCCAATCTTTATCATTACTAAGATATGTACCAGGTTCTCCGCTACCACTGTTTTCAATCTTCTTCCAAAGATCTACAAAGAACTCTTTAGTGATCCTATGACGCAGAAGTACAGCACTGTTGTTAGCTCGTCCACGTTGAGGATTATTTTCCCACCATGCACCACTCTTACATGCTATCATCTCATCATCATCTGCAGAGAACAAAGAAATAAGTGCAGCTCTACGAATACCACCAGCAAGTACAGCATCTGCAATGTGACAGATAATATCGTGTACTTCTATAGGAGATAGTTTTTCACCATCTTCTTTGCGGTCTAACATAAGTTCAAGATTAAACAAGCATTTCTTAAGAGGTTCAGGTCCAGGTGCTTTACCTCCAGCAGTTACTAATCTTGCTCCTTTAGGTCTGATGTCACTAAAGTCAAACACAGGTTTTGTCTTTCTGAATCCAAAATATGCTGACATAAGATGACGGACAGCATCTGCCCATCCTTCAATAGAATCGCCTACAAGATACTTCTGCTTTTTCTTAGGTTTATGAATCTCAGGGAGCTGATTTACATGGTCTCTTTGTACAGAGTATCCAACACCTGTACCTCCAAGCAATAAGAACATAGTTTCGCTGAATGCACGATAATCATCAATAGGTAGATATGCACAGTTATATACTCTCGACTCTGATTTCTCGATAGCTGCTCCAGAAAACTGAGCTGCTCTCATAGACATCAGAACCTTCTTGTCATATATGAACTTTGCATTCTTTTCTATATCATCCTTCAACTTGGGATACCTTTTCTTCATCATGTTGACGTACCTGTCAACTATTTCATTCCAGGTTTCCCTTCTCTCTTCTCCTGCTACGTACTTAGCATACTTGTTGAATACAACAATATCACTAAGGATCTGATTGCTTTTGTCCATGTTATTTTGCTCTGCCTACAATAAAGTTAAAATTAGGTTGACTGAAGTTTATTGACTTCATAACCTTGTTGTCTTTAGTTCTCTTAACGATGAATACACCATCCTGCTCTTCTATATGCGTTTCAATAGACACCCCTTGTTTATCAGGATGTTTACCTTTAGCGTATGCGTCAACAGTAGCGTATGCTTCGTCAGATGTAGAACAGAACTTTGATAGATTACTCATTGAACCAGCACGTACAATATCATTGATGTTGATACCATTGACCATTGCTGCCTGAGTAACCACCCATAGCACATCAAAGTATGCATCACATAATTCTGTAAGATCATCGTTTCTTGATAAAGCAAGCAGTAGTTCCTGCATCTCCTCATCAATGAGCATCATATGAAGCTTTCTTTCTTCCTCTGTCATCAGCTTCGGAACGACAGGTTTTTTGATATTCAGTCTTTCTAACCAGACTGTAATATAAGAATGTAAAGGTTGAATTTTCCCCATTTTTATAGTTTGTTTATTTAAAATGTCAGCATCCTCTTCAGAAAAAGAGAAAGGCAATAAAGATACTGCCTCTCTCAACTTTTTCCAAACGTTTAATCCTTTTCTATCGGATTTAATCTCACTCTTAGCTGCACCCATTCGTCTACAGCTTCAAGCTCTATAACTCTTATTATGTTACCACACGTGGTTCTCAGTTTTTTTGCCAGATCTCTGACATGTTGAATGTCTTCCTGACCTGGAGTTTTATCTCCAACGTTACCGTGTTCTCTAGTAGCAAATATTAATTCATCACCTTCATGTCCTTCATATTCCATGTAAGAATTATTCTTTACATAATTAATTATGCAATTTACACTATTCTCCATTTTCTACAATTTTAAATGCTTCCTCCATAGATTTTTCAAACTTCTTATAGTTCTTAAAACCTATCCTTTTAACCAACTTTGTTGCGTTGATATTCTCATCCTTAAGCATAAACATGAGTCCTTCTATTATCTTTTTTTTCGCTCATATTATTAATATTCTGCGGTTATCTCACACCCATATCTTTCAGGGTCAAAATCAAAATAATCATAGATCTGTTTTCCTAATAAAAGATCAGCATAGTCTTCCATTGCTTTTTTTGTAATGGCATGCTTCTCTATATTCTCATCACTAAAACCAAAGTTTTCATCATTTTTATATAGATCTATAATCTTTTTTACTTCAGGATCACTTTCTATTTTTTCTATTTCTTCTTTGATCTTAGGAAGATCATCACGATCAATGTAATAGTTAATTACTTGCCAGTTTTGCTCTTGAGCACAGAATCTTTCAGGTGCAGTACTGCTTTGTAAACCAAACCAGAACTTACCTTCTATGTCTCCGCTATAATAACGTCCCATTACTCTCCATTTTTAAATATTAATTCACCTTCAAAATCAAATAATTCAATAGTTGAAAAACCTCCATTCTCTTCTACTGTCATATCTTCTGAAGTATCATATAGAGTTTCATACTCTGCATCTACAATATCAGGATGATACCCTCCCTTGATATCTTCAAGAATTTTGTCTACATCATTCTGTTTTTCAGAAAAATGTATCCTTCTCCAAACTGTACACTTGTAATCTAAATACATAATTTATTGTATATTCCAGTTTATCTCTTCTTTCTCAAGCATATACAGTATGCTATTACACTTACTGAATATCTTGCTTCCATAAAAGCCAGCCTTACCTCCAGCATATGCTTCCGCTGCAGGATGTGGTGCTTTTATAACTATAGTTGCATCAGCATCAAGATACTTCTCATACCCCTGTGCAGTTTTACCAAGAAGAATGTATACTACATTATCGTTCTTACGATTGATAGCATCTATTACTTGCATGGTAAAAGGATTCCATGCTTTTAAATGAGAATTGGTCTGACCTTCTACAACTGTCAATGCTGTATTAAGCATCAATACACCTTGCTTTGCCCACCCTTCTAAAGAATGATCAAACTCAAGACACAATACATCAAGGTCGCTCTCAAGCTCTTTAATGATAGTTTTAAGAGATGGTGGTACTTTGACACCCATCTCTGTATAAACACCGAATGAAAGACCTATAGCCTGATTCTTACGTATATAAGGATCAAGACCTAAGAATACAACTTTGACATCTTCGTATGGTGTAAGCTTGAATGCTTTGAAAACATTCTGTTGCACAGGATAAACCGTATTAGTCTTGCGTTCCTCGATCAACCAGTGACCGAGGTTTGCAAAATCCTGTGACATCAGATATGTTCCCATCGCATTGAACCAACCTTCACCAAATAAATTACTCAATACTCGTTGAGTGCTCATTGATTATAAGTTTGTTATAGAATGTCTCTCTGTCATCATTGATTCTTGATCTAAGCTCGCTACCTTTTGGAATCTGAATGTCATATTCATTCTCCATCTTTTCTCTCAGTACCTCACTCTTCTCAAGTTCGAGACGTATCTTATTATATTTATCTCTGATATTATGAAACTCATATATCCTTTGCTTATGGAAGTTTCCCAGCTCTGAGAACTTACCCTGCTTTATCAGTATAAGTTCTGTCTCAAAGTGTTCAGGAATATCCATTGTGATCATTTCAAACTGATCGCCAAGCGTTTCCTTCTTTATAAAGTAATCGTTGGATTCAAAGAAATGTATCGCATTCTCATATTGAGAATTAGGATTGTAAGGACGCTTCATAAGTATCCATATAGAACCATCTTCATGGTCTTCACGATGCAGATATGCATTAAGTAAGTGGTCAGTAAAAGATACATCATGTCTTGTCCCTCCGAATACTGGAAGAACAAGCAATGAAGTATCACTACGTTCCATCATAAGACCTCTGTATTTACGCAAGCCTTTATCTTGACGCATAAGATCAATACGATTCAGTTGATACCAACCTGACTCTCTTACATATATCATATCACCGCGATAGAAAAGTCGCTTATCTCCTTTTCGTATCTCAAGAATCCCTGTTCCATCTTGAGAAAGAATGTCTGTAACATCCACATCTTTCACACTGAATTGAACGTGAAAGCCTGTAAATGTTACTACATCTATCAGTGGTTCAGCTATCATATATATCAGTCTTTATGTAACCGTCATTCTCATAATAATCTCTAGGGTAATCCCATTTATCAGTTTCAACATGCCACATATATTCATTAAGTAACTGAAACACACCTTTACGTGGTCTACCATAACGGTTACCACCGTTTATAGCACACAAAAGATCATTCTCTGGTATCATAACATGTATAGGAGCATTCATCATGTTAGTATCAATGAATATAAAACCAAACTCTTTTGCTACTGTATAACCTTCATACTTTTCACCTTGCATCGTAAGCGCATTAAGAGCTACGGTATACCATGCTGCCTGAAGATCATAACCGAACTTTACAATACTCTCCATTACATTCTGGTCATAGGAAGATGTGGTCTTAAGGTCATATATATTTATAACCTTGGCTGCATGATCTATCTTCACAATATCAGGAAGAGCTTTGGCTTTTACACCTTCAATATGAAAATCAATATCCATCTGATAAATGATTTCAACATCACCGTTTCTAACACTATGAGTTTCAGGCACATCCATTACAAATAGATGTCCTACATACTCATCGTTGATAAGATTGGCTTTCATTGCTGCAAGCTTATTGTAGTCATCTTGAGATATCATGGTAAATGCATTTGCCATCATGGATTCTTTTACCCACTCTCTACCACCGAGTTCTACAAACTCAGCGACCAGATCATATACTTTGGGACTTTTGATACCTGACTGTGTATATGCTTGCATAAACATTGTCTCAATATCTTCTGTAGCAGCAAACGTAGCAGATGTTACATCATTAGCAAGTGTTTCCTGCATTATCTGCTCAAGAGCATATGCAAACTTACCTGTGTTCTTACGTCTGTCTGTCCAAGGGTTCTCATACTGACGAATCTTGTACTTAGAAGTAAACTCAGTTGCTGTGTCGAACATCAATGAGTCAAACGCACTACCGAATGTCATAGCTTCACTCTCTACTTTTTCTGCAACACCATCAAGCATTGCTTTGGCTCGTAATGGATGACGAACCAATTCAGAAAGCAGTGAACGTGACACTGCCTTTCTTTCAAAATAATTATCTCTTTCCATTATTGAACAATATTTACATTCATTTTTTTCTCAAAATCAATAGCATTTCTTATCATTGATGGCAGAGCAATTTTCACATCATTCATCATCTCTTTCTTTTCAGGAAATGTAAGATTATGATATGTAGTATTGTCTTCTACTTCTATTTCAACAACATCATCAATTATAATAGATGCATTATCATCTTTCAACAAAAGCTCTATCGCTTTCTGTCTTATTTCTTTTACTCTTTTATAATCAATACAGCAAATAAAAAATCTACTGAGTCGAGAATTAGCAATATCTCTAAGACCGTTTCTATAATGATCACATGTAAGATTTGATCCCGTTATAGCATAGAGTAAAGGAACAAGAGTTTCATTTTCAACATAAGGTATTCTTTGCATAGAATACTCTCGGTCAGATAGTGACTCGAAGTAAGATTTTATATCTTTTTTAGCTATTTCAACAACCATTACTTTTTCATATTTATGAGTTGCATTTCCATATCTTCTCTGAAATAGAAAGATGTATCTCTTATAGCAAGCTCCATTGATTCATTAGCAAGATAATTAGTGAACGCTGTCACCATTCTTGCTGCGATCAATGCACCTGTATGAGATGTATTCTTCAAAGAACATATCTGTTCTCCTACCTCAGAGTCATCAAAGAGCGTCTTTCGATAACGCTCCTCCTGTCCACGTTTTACAGTGAACACTTCATAACTTTCGATACTCATTCTACCGTCAATGAACAACTCTCTTTCTTCATTCTTACACCATGCATCAAACATTGCTTTCCTGGCTTCCATATTATCGAAACAGGAGAACGTTACATTAGAAACATAAGTGTTTTCATCAAACTTAGAATTGAAAGTGTGAACATTAAAGTCATTGATCTCAGTAAAATTCAAAATATTCTCAGCTGCTGAACCTACTTTGGTTTTCTCAAGCTGATTTTTAGAAAAGAATTGACCTGAATAGTTTACCTTCTCAATAGTATCATTGTCATATAGAAGTATTTCGTGGTCACCTGTTCTGGCAATAAGAAGAGATAACCAACTACCGATAGTACCTAAACCACCGATAGTCAGTTCTCTTGTATTACCGTACCAAGGGACACTACTGAACCTCGTATGAGATTCCTTAATGGTCTCGATCATAGTGAATACTCGTTATTTTGGTTAAAAGATTCTGCTGCTTCAGTAATAAGATCATACATCTGACTCATATTGTCACCAATGAATGTCATATGCTTACGAGTTACCTCTGCAGTTTTAAGAAGTCCTGTCCTTGCTTTATCAGCACCAAAGAAATCAATTGCTTCATCAGCTATTATTTCACTTGTAAGTGGAGGTATTTCTTCTTGTTTAACACATGCCTCCAAAGTAGGAAATGTACCAAACTGTGTGTTTACCACAAACGGATCAATGTAAAGACTACATAAGAAGTCTTCAGCATCATTCTGTGTTACATCATACATTGCAGGGTCCCATAAAGACTGCTGACGATATGCATTGAACCACTTATTGTCTTCTACATCAGAATGTGATGTGACTTTCATCTTAGACTTAATAAACTTCGCCTTTTCTTCTTCCTTTCGTTTATTTATCTCAGCTATCCTTTCTGTAATGATCTTATCATTACATTCAGCATCTTCTTCAATAATTACATCCAGGTCAAACTGCATAAGGATATGCTCTACAGGAAGCTCCATAGATACTGTCTCCTCATCTTCTTCGTCAAGATCAAATGATGCGCCCTTTACTTCTACAAGCTTGGCGATCTTTGCTGAATATTTCTCTTTGATGTTGACAATAAGAGACAGATAGTAAGAATAGTTAGCTGCATTGTCATGCAATTCTTGAATATCTGTACCTGAAAAGAACGTATCCATTGTATGATGCGTATGGATAAGACCGTAACGGTTCTCCATATAAGCTGGCACACGGTCTACCATATTGAGGATATCATCAGAATGATTTTCACTTTCAGTATAGCTGTGAGTACCGATACCCATTAGATAAACATCAGTTGTCTTAGCTACATAAGTATCTGGATCACTGATAGTACCAGCTATCTTCTCATAAAAGATAAATCCACACCATTCTGTATTGCCTATTTCACTATGAAGTTGGTCGATCTTTTTCTTAACTTCTTTAGTTACTATAAGCTTGCCCTTCCCCTTGTGATTGTAGGTTGGGTACTTCTTGTTGTTTTGGTTCATAGTATAATTTTAATATTTGATTTATCTTTTTAACCAATTTGTCACCAAGTTTTTTAGGTACTTGGCTATAGCATGACTTTGCATACTTTTTCATTAGAGAATTATCATATGGAATAATTCTGATCTTTAAAGGTTTGCCTCTAAAAACATAAACGGAATTATAGATTGTAGGAGCATCAGAATCTAATAAATAATCTACATGCCAACCGTCCTCTTTCATAGTATAACCTCTATAGTTTACACATTTCAATCTATCATCGTCAATGTGATTAAGAATATCAGAAGATGCTGAAAGATTACCTTCACTATCTATATAAGCAGTTACATTATCTGCATTATTATAAATAACATCAGTTACATCTACATTATCAAGATCTAATTTTGAGTCTGATGCAACATTATATGCCTCACATATCTTATGATATGGTCCACCATCAAGACTTTCCCATTTGATAAAACTATCAAGATAAGCAAGATACATGAACATATCTTGATATTTCTTACCTCTTCTGAATCTTACTATACTGGCAGTACCAAGACACATGTCTTTAAACACCTGATCACCAATTCTGGTTACCTGTAAATGTGGTACATGAGAATGCATATATCTGCTATGTAGCTCTATCTCATTGTAAGTATCTCTGAACATATGGATCTTCCTCATCTTGGTTCTTTTAACAGTAGACACAAATGAAGATTTTGTGTAAACACCTTTTAGCAGAGTACATTCGTTACGAGCATTTTTGATCTCTATATCACCATGTTTTACATAAACATCATAATACAATTCAAGATCTGTAAGATCATCACGATTCATATAACTACTACTCATCTTGATATCAATGTTATCAAGAGATCCTGTCATATCATAATGAGCTTCAAGAAGATCATTAATATTCTTAAGAATAGGCTCAGCTGCAAGCGAAGATCGATCTACAACATCATCATCTTCAAACATATTGGTTATAAAATCCTCACCTTCAAAAGTTTCACGCATAGAAGCTGTACTGATCAGAGCAGCTCCAAACTTTTTGTTTCTTATTAATATATTCAAAAGCATATTTTTAAGATATTAATAAGGGTCTCCCTGCAATAGAGAGACCCTTAATATGATTATCGGTTCAGAAAACTTCTGAACGCTCTGTTAATGTCAGCAAGTGTAGTGTTACCTACTTCGATAGATTCTTCATCTTCTACAATAATTTTTCCTACCGCTTCAAGTGCTTCGTTAAAATTAGCTGAAGCATCTACAAGATCATTGTAGCACTGCATAAGTTCGCTAAACTCATCAGTATCAGAAACCTGAGTTTCATCATTACCTGCTTTCATCTTTTGAGGAACAACAAGAAGAATCACATCGCCTTCCGATGGGATAAGTGACGAATCGTCAAATAGAGTCGTCTTCGTTGAGTGAATAATGACATTTGAGTTCTCAAAGTTTACTTCTTGAACATGATCTTTCAGTTCACCGAATGTAAATCCTTCAAAGTCAGTTACTTTCAACGGTCTTGCGTTACCTTCCGATTTGATATAAATCGTTCTCGACATTTTTTCTAATATTTATCAGATTAATATTCCACCATTGTCAAGGTGGTTTTCAATTTCGATCATCAGACTACCGAATAGGTCATCCAAATCTCGTTTACGTGATATCTCAGCTTCAATAGCATCTCCTGCCATAGCTGAACTCATCACGTTGTCACTTGCTTCATCCTGTAGATAGCAAACCTCATATCGTAGTGCATTAACACTACTCGATTCGATCTCATCTCTATCTCTTCTCAGAACTTCACAAGCCTTTTCCAAAGTCTCATTGGAGAGTTGTTCACCAAACATGTTTCTTAATGGTCACACCCATAAACTTGTCAACATAGGAGTCATAACCAACAAGTAGGTCAATCCTATTTGTCCATCTTCGGTTCATTCTATCAGCTACCATCCACATACCGTCATAAACACCAGTTCCTGTTACAAGAACAGAATCACCTGGTGAAAAGTATGTTTCAAGATCTCTACTGATAGCAATATACCTATGGGACATAGGATCTTTTGGATCTATCTTGTATCCGAATGCTGTTGTGAATGGATCACTGTCGCATTGCGCTACAGTAGCTTGGTAACACGTTACCGTTACTGTTTGATCGATACTCAACAGGATACTTAAAGTTAATATTGATAGTTTTAACATGATTTACGGATCAGTTCAACAAAATCTTCCAATTTTAAGTGAACATACATCCCTTCTGTTACAAATCTACCTTTCGGGGTCTTGCGTGTCTTCTTATCAAAGATGACATTTATTTGACCCTCTTCGTCAGGCATTTCAGACAGAACTTCAACGTAGTTCACTCTGTCTTTCAATGTCTTGCACTGCACATTCAGAAATCCAGTATAACAGAGGTCAACCTTTTGGTCGTCTCTATTTCTTGATTCTGCACGTGAAGTAACAACATCTGGAAAGAACTCAACGAGTATCTTTACACACTCTCTCTCCCACGAATGACCTGCGCGTCTATTACGATTAGCCATTATTCAACTTCACTGTGCTGTCAGATACCCAACAGCTTATCTGTCATACGTTTAGCGTATTCCTTACCATGCTCTTTACAACAGTCGGTTATATCCTTGGTATCACCATAGTTCATTACAGATGATATACCGTAGAGATCTTCATGTCGTTGCATGAATGCTTTACCAGCATCATCTGGGTCACCCCATATTACAACTTTATCGAATCTCTTAAGAATACTTTCCATAACATCTTCAGGCACATCGACTGATTCAGCCTGTGGTGCAAATGATGGATAACCGAACTCATGCATGAGCATAACGTCCTTGTAAGATTTCTGTATGACACATACCTCACCGTTTTGCGGTAGTAATTTGTACCCTTGTAGAGACAAACCTCCTGCAACAAACTTCATTATCTTCTCAAATGGTCTGTATATCTTGAACTCTGTGAATAGATCATAGGAATAAGAGAGGGTCTTACATTTAAATAATGACCTATCTACCCAGAATTTAGATATCGGTTCCACTCTGAAATGATTCAAAGTATCAGGTGTGATTCCCCACTGTTGCCATAGCTCAACATCTTCAGCCGTAGGCTTTCTCTTGTTGACAAGCAAATGTGGAAACTGTGTCCTTACTGGACGTTTTTTAACCATTGGGAGCGATGGGAGAGACACACATTGCATGTCCTCCCATACTCTTTCGAGCAGCTCACCAAAAGTTAAGTATGGATATAATGCTTTGACATAATCAAAGACATTACCTCGCATGCCTGTACCGTAATCAATAAACCTTAAACTACCGTTGTTACCATAATAGAGTCTGAAGGAAGGTGTATGGTCATCCTCACGAAGAGGAGACGATATCATCTTCAATGGCATTACATTGCCGATGTATCTCCTATAGATATCAAGTTCTGAAGTTCTTTCAAGTATCTTATCAACACTCAGGTTTTTTCGTACGTTAACAGGCATAATAACATATTGACAGAAATTAACTGTTTATCATCCCCAAGGTGTGTCAGAAGCACCTGCCTCTGTTGCACCAGCTGGGGTCGTTACTGCGGTAGGATTGTATTCCTGCCACTCAATACTTCCTTGGTATTCGTCTTTGAACTCACCATATTCGCTATTGAGTGACTTGGAAAATTCTACTGCAGCATTCTGATAAGGGCGGACATACATCTTGCGATATGCAGATTGATACTGTTGTTCCTCACCATTTACATCTACTGTTCTTACACCGAACAGCATACCTACACGGTTAGGTTCTCCTTCGTTGGTCATCTTCATGATGTCCTTGATCTCTGAGAAGTCACCTGCAAAGATAGCATCCCAGTTATCGAAGTATAAAGGATCTCCGTTCTTACCACCTTTGTGGTTTACCCATGTACGGATAAAATTCATGAACTGCTCCTCACCGTTGAATGCTTTACGCATACCATCCTTACTGTACCACTCATACGTTGGTCCATCAGTAGGATCTGCATAGCAGAACTGTGCGGCATTGTTCACATACTGAAACTTACCTGTAGATGATTCTACAGGCTTCTTTGTAATAAAGAATGACTCACGATATAGGAAATCATCTTCTGGACGACTTAGCCACATGTCGATTCTGACACGGGTATTACCCTCGTTATCCTTATCTACATTAGATGTAGGTTCTTTAGGATTCTCGAATCCGAGAACACTCTTCATCTCCTCCACGTTAGGACAGATAGCTTTGACATATACAAAGTTTGCACCTGTCATCAACTTACGTCCTCCAGTGACTTTCTCGTCACCATCTCTTACGCCTATTGCCATGTTTCTACATTATAGTTTGTAGTGTTAGTTTCCTCTGGTTCTTCGTTGGTTGTTACACCAGGAATATGTTGAGGGGTCTCATTGAATACTGGTTCGCTACCAGTAGTATCATCAGCTACGTCATCAACCAATGTGAATGTAGGTACAACTACTTTCGTGGTCTTAACTTTTGCCAACTTCGGATGCTCAAACAAAAGCTTTACCTGCTCTTTAGGCAGGTCATAGTAATCCTGAATACATCCGATCTCAGGATTATAGTTACGAGCAGTGTTTGTTCTTGTGTACCCTGAACCCATCAAGGTAATGATCTCGCTGATAGAGATCGTCTTTTTTGAATTGGAATCTTCCATTTCTAAATAAAGATTAAAAAATTAAATTGATCAGTGAGACCCTCTCCCATAATAATCATCAATAGTACTGATGACCTTCTTTAGATCGTTGTCGATCTTAAGTTCATTGAACATTCCCATTGGGGACTTAGCAGTTGTATCACCCGTATTCTGAGTTACAAAATGATTCCAGAGTTTCTTTGTGTCTCCTTCTTCTTTTGTATCTACTCCTGCATACAGTACAATAGTGAACATGCCTTCCAACGTAACCACGTTGTCAACAAGTTTACCTACTGTCTTAGCTTTACGCTTTCTGACACCTGATGAATCCATAACTTCCTCATCGTGAGTAAGATATACAACGGTCATGTCATCACGTAGATCTGCTGGTGCATTGGCGAGTTCCCATATATGTTTGCCGATCTGGGTGAACTTGTCAAACCCTTTTATCTCAGCCTTACGCATGAACTCATTCGCTGCACAATACTGCCAATCATCTACAATGATGGTTTTAATGTGTGGCATCTTATCATTGATGAATTTCATCACCTGAAGTATTGTAGGTACATCATCTGTAGTATATATGTTGCCACTGTCAGGAGATGCTCCCTTTGCGACTCTTTTGTAGTCTCGTCCTTTAGGAAACGGCAATGCCTTACCTTGAACGTTGATAATGTAAGTACTCTTTGGATCGAGATTCATTATTGATGTGCTCTTACCGACACCTGATGGTCCGATAATACATACGCCTATTGCGCTCATTCTTATTCTATTTAAAGATTCTGTGTATACTGATAGACCTTTTCGATCTCTGCAGTATCTTCTACTCTTGGCAGTTCCTTGAAATAACTGCATGCACCATCAAAGAATAATGGTGTTCTGATGTTGGCTTCTCCGTCACGACTTTTGAGTATAAGTAACATTCTGAAATGATCTTGCATTACATCCACTCTATAATCGTCACACTCTTCCATCTGATATCTATCAGGGGCAAACAATCCGAAAACATTATCAGCATCACGCTGTGTCTCCTTATTGTTTGCTAACCCGTCAAGTGATGGTTCAAGCTTCTCGTCTATTGATTGACCTTTGAAAGTGTATTGCTTCTTCTCTTTATCAGAACTCTGCTGCTGAACGTTTACAACTATGTTAGCATACTTGTTACGTAGTTCAATACAATGCTCTGAAGAGAATTTGCTTATTGTCTCATGCTTACTGAGACCTCTCTCTGTTCTCAATAGACCGATATGGTCAGTGATACATATGACATACTCATTGACATCATCAGGAATATAGGTGTCGTTGACCTCCTTATCTTTCCCATCGATGGTAATGGTGCGTTTTGTCCAATGTCCTCTGCTCTCGTTGTAGCTCTTCATTGTTTTGAAGATGCCTGTAGGATTATGTATGTGATCTATAATGGTGACATACTTTTCAAGATCAGCAAAGTAATCCTTTGCTTCTTCTATCTTAGTAATTACATCATCAGGTAGATAATACCCTACGTTTCCAACTGACCTGAGTTGTTTAACGGACACTCGCATACCATGTTGCACGAACAACCAGTATGATATGATGGACATCATGAATTTCTCCTTGCTTTCCTCTAAACTGAAATAGAATATTTTCAGTCTGATGTCTGTATCAGGGTTCTCCTTGATGAACGTGTAAGGGACGATAACATACAGAAAACGTGCAAGCTTTGATTTACCAACGCCTGAGTTAGCTGTACATATATCGTATGTACCTCGTTCAATACCAGGAAAGAACTTACTGGTTCTTTCAAAAGGAAATGGAATACAATTCACATGTCCGAGAGCTGCTCTCTCCTGCCTTTTCTTTATCTGCGAAAGGGCAGAATCAAATATGCCTTCCCCACTTGACTCTATCTTGTTCTCCTCCATCTTCTATTATTGCGTCACATAATGAAGCAAGTGTTGAGTTATTATCCTTGTAGATAAGATACTCTGCTATTTTCATAAATGAGTAGCCTTCCTTTGCTTTATCTGTGACATATTTCTTAGTAGCTGCCAATATTATCTCATCCGTATAGTCGAACTCTCGCTTAAACTTTCGCATCTTGCGAATGATATTAGTAAGATTCCCTCTAACAGGATGATTGTTAGTCTTGACTCCTTTCGGAAAGTAATCTCTGAACTCAGAACATAGCTTCACGATCTCCTCAGTAGACTGAGGTATCTTCGCCTGCTGTATCTCAAAGAATATTTCGGTTACAAACTTGATACCCTTATCAGTTATATTGTCATCTTCATCGATAACACCTATATTGTGTAGATAATCTCTGTTCACCATATTTCCGATCATGTCGTCAGAACCTGCACTAAGCATCTTTAGATAAAATACTTCGTTCGGTGTAAGTCCATAATCACTCATCAACTTCACATTTACACCTATTCTTTCCATTAGATTCTTTTCATTTTAGTTTTATATTCCAATTAGAATTATCATATCAATAGTATTGATCTTATACCGCTTTCTTAATAAGCGAATCAATATTCAAATGCGGAACTACATTGAACTCTTGCATCGGAATGCTTTCTGTCATCTTGTTGAACCACTTCTCTTCCTGTGTACCTATGGTCACAAGGATAAATACCTTACCCTTCTTGTTACCATTCTTACGCAGTCTTCCTATACGTTGGATCATATCCAATGAGGAACTGTAGTAGCTCATAATGATGACATTATCTGCACCTTTAAGATTAGCACCTTGCTTCAGCATCTTGAAAGAACCTATCACATCGATGTCACCCTTGTCAAAATTGTTACGGGTCTCGAAGTTCATAGTATCTCTCTGCTTCTTGGTCTCACCTTTCTTTGCAGATCTTACAATGTGAGGAGTTATGTCCTCAAGTATGTTCAGATCATTGTTGAATATGATACTCTTGCCCTTTACAGTCTTGAGTATATTCTTCACAGCATCTACCTTTGACGGTAGACTATACAATAACTTTGAACGTTTCATTGCTGCACTCTTTACAAGAAAATCCTTGTTGCTGTACACTCCTTGCCAGAACAGATCGTCAAGATACTTATAGGCACGTGCCTCAGTTGTCTTGAATCTATTGGCTTTAGAGCCTCCATCAACAGTCTTCTTGTCTGTGTCAAGCCTATGATAGATAACATGTATGTCAAGCTTTCTGCTTGTACCTTCACGTTGACCATCACCTACATCATATGTAAAACATACTGGTGCGATATCATCAAGAAGAATCTCCTTGCTTACCTCTACACCATCTATTACATAAGTTCTTTCTGACTTTACTGTTGCGCTGAGACCAAGTATACTCTTACACTTGTTGTTCTTATAGAACTGTACATATACTGGACTCATAGAGTCATGTATCTCATCGCATACTGCAAGATCAAAAGTCTTCTTGACCCACTTACATGCTGATTGATAGCATGCAAACTCAAGATTCACATGACTTAATATGTCAACACCGAAAAGCTTATTGTACTTTTCTATGTCAACCATTAGATCATGTTCACGCTGTGCTGTCTCTGCGAGAAACACAACGTTTGAACCTTTACGCATTTTAGCCATGCAGTCCAAGGACAGAAAGGTTTTACCCATACCTGTCGCAAGTTCTACAGTAGCCTTCTTATCAGCAGCCTCCCAAGCAGTTATAGCCTGGAGTGCCACTTCTCTTTTCTTCTTGTCTACTTTCATTCAAAGAAGAATTTTCCATATGTGTATACTGCATGAGCAGCTGTCAAAAGCAATAACACTAAACCAAAAGCAACTACGGCTTTGCTTAATAATTCATCTGACGGTTCTTTCATAACTTATTAAGAATTTTATTACACTCGTTTACATAGTAATCATAATTGAGATCATAAGGTCCATTAAATGCTCTGTTGAACATGGTTACTGTATAACCTGCTTCAATATATGATTTCCGTTCTACATCTATTTTGACATCATCTATGAAATCAAAGATGTTTGTCTGATTTGATGGCTGTAACTCCAAAATGTCTTTTTTATTGACATCAGGAGGTAGAACCTTTCTCAGATAAACACCTTCATTCGACACATAGTACCTATTGGTTTTCTGTGTCGATACAACGACATGCTTGCCATCTTTGAAATATTCAATCTCGTATCTTGCTCCTCCACGTGCTCTTACAGAACCACAGAAGTCATAGATACCGTGCGACTTTACATTCAGATCATCGTAATGATCAATGTCAAGATGATTCATAATAGTATCCTCTACAGATACACCATGAATACATGCACGAGCTACAGCAATAGAAACAATCCTATGTGATTGATCCTTATGCCAAGCTTTATCTATCTCAAATGCACCCTTGAACTTATACTTGTTATCAGTTGTAACACTCAGGTAATTATTGACATCCCTGATGAACATACTCTTGTAATGAGCATCTTCAAGCACAAGACCTGTGAGTTCTTCCCACTTCTTCATCAATGTCTGAACAATACTGTACTGACTACGAGGCATTCTAACGGTAATACCGTCTGTGTTTGCCTGAAGCAATACAGCATTTGTAGATGTAAGTATCCATTCTGTCAACATACTGAGCAGTAACTGCCCGTTGACCGTAATGAACATTGTGAATTTGGGGTCATAAAGATATGAATAAATATCATTCGATTTACCATACACACCATTCAATGCGATCTTCAATCCATAATTCTCTGGAGTTCCTTTCGCAAAGGTCTTACGTGTCTCAAAGATGGTCTCATACACTTCGCAGAATGCATCACCCAAATGCTGTGGTGCTTTCTTATTACGTATAGCAAGATTCGGATAGTATGACTGCACATCGATATCGTATATCATATGCTCTTCATCCTCGTGATACGAACCACTTGCTGTACAGGCATGTATGCCACCTGTACCGTAATCGTATGGTACACCTCTGAATGTCATCTGATGTTTCAGATCACCTTTAGTATCACGTACTATGGTGTTCTTGAACTTGTCAAGTACAGAACTGAACTCTGGTGTATCGAACTTCACATAAGGCAGAATAATATCATTGAGATCCAATCCTCCATTGCGATATGTACGCATCTTACGTATCTCCCAATGTGGGATACCCATCTTCTCAGCAATGAATTTAAGAATGATCTCACTACCTATTTTAGGGTCATTTGCATCATACAGTTTAAGACCATAGGTTTTACTCAATCCTTTACGCAATTCTATTTCCTGCTTTGAAGCAAGAGCAAACTGCTTTGTAGCTGCTACATCGTGATGACAATAGGACAATACTTTAGATACATCATCTTTACTGATATATTTACCTGGAGTAAATGGAAGATCTTCCACGTTCTCCATTCGCATTGCTATCTCAATATGTTTGAGACCGCATGCTTTAGCCTTATTGTTAAAGTGATGCATTAGAAACAGATCGAACTGAGGTATACGTACCTCACTGTCTTTTATCCAAGGCTTCTCGTCAGATCTGATCAGATTATCAGAGTACCTATAGATATTCATACATGTTTCAGCAGCTGATACATTACGATACATGCCCAGCATATGATGCAATACAGGATAGTCGTATCCTATATTGTTAAAACCCATCATAGCTATACCATCTGTCATCCGATCAAGGAACTGTCCTATAGTATTCTCTTCATCAGAGGCGTGAAGAACGTATTCATAACGTTCCTCACTCTCCAATGAATGTCCTACATAAATAAACAGGTTCGGATAGACCTCAATGTCTCCCACCTCTTTGATCATGACTCTTCAGATGCAAACTCAAGCAGATCCATATGATCTTTAAGTTTAAAGTTAGGCTTCTTGATAAGCTTCTCTATGAGTTTCTTGTTGTTAAAAAGTGTCTTCATAGTCTTGTACTCTTCAGGATATCTTTTGATATGATCAGCCATAGCAACGATCATCTGCATATCTATCACAGTATTTTTGATATCATGCATAAGATCATGAAAAGAAAATGTTCTGCATAACTTCTCAGGCATATTCTCCCTGATTTCTATTGTTCTTGCTGGTGAATCTTTATGATTTATCGAACAAAGCTTGAGAATAGTATTGTTATTCTCATGAACAAAGCTTGACATATAAGCATAAGCATAACCTTCGTATTGAGTACCAACATCTTCTATAAGACCATAACTCGTACCTGCATGATATTTATCAATAGGTCTGCTGTATAAAGGAACTGTTTTTGTCAACTTAGGAATGAGTTCGGCAAGATCTGATAGTTCTTCAATTGTCATAACTATTTCTTTTTGGGTTCAACTTTTCTAAACTTGCTGGCAGGATGCCAGTGTCTCGTAACTGCTTGTCCTTCAACATTGTAGAACTCCAAGTAGTCACCACTTATACGTTTGATCGTATACCATTGCATGTGAATAAACTTCTTACCAGGGTTCAAACTCTTTACAGTCTTCTCACCTATGATCTCATCACGCCACAGTTTTGCATTACGTACAGAGCTGTTAAACTGCTTTATCAGTATGTCGTCTGCACTATCTGTATCCTCAAATACAACACGTTCTCTCTTCTTTTTGCTTATTCTACTTGGGCGTTCCCTGTAGTCTGTGCAATAAGGAGCCATGATGATGCTACTCTCAACACATACTACACGATCCTTTTCGCGTAGCTCTTTACCTTCAATATCCACTGCCATTATTTCTCTTCTTTATCAGTGTTGTCCGAAATAGGTCGGATACCCTTTGGTGTAATTTCAGATACAAGTCCTATATTACCATATAACTCAAGAGTTACATAGTTAAGAACCTCATCTTTCTCACCTTGAAACTCTACAAATCCTGAATCATCAGTACCGTCTATTTCTTTTACGGTACGATAAAAGACTGTTATTTCTCGCGTGTTCTTTCTTACAGCCAATACTTTATTACCTGTACGTGGAGACACAGCTATTCCCATAGTGTATTTACTTTCACTCATTTCAATTGAATTTTATCAAACTAAGTTTAACCAATCTTTGCATCTCTATTAATGCACATAAATCGCTATCGTCACCTTTCAGTGCTTTATCAATCTCTTCATCAAGATAATTGTTGTATGCTATTACAACCTCTGCATTAAAATGTCGATTGTTCATATCAATATGATCCTCATTACTGAGGTTCACATAAGGCTTCGTGTCAGTATGCTTACTATCCATACCGTAAAGTCTACTGAGATGAAGATTGAGAACGCAAGCTTATACTTATCGATAAATAAAAGGGAAGCGTTATAAGTATCCCTGGTTCTGTCACTCCTATGCTGAACACCAATATGTTCGGGAGTAGTTGAAATGTGTGGAAGTATTCCACTCTGAATATGTTTTTCATCGTTCATGTCTTTTTTATGATGAAAATGCCTACTCTATTAAAGATTTTCGGCTTCCTCTATAATGTCATTGAATACACCATCCCTCCTGTAAATAACCAGGACAGAAAAATGATGATTGTCCCATACTTCTTAGCCAAAAGAGTCCCTCTCTTAGCTCGGTGGTTGCAAAGAGTTACTTCAATTTTCATTTCAGTGCTTTTTCTAAGTGTTTGTTGAATACTATTTCACCATGAAACAGTTCAGTAGATAATCCTGATTCAAGATGTCCTACAAGGTCATTGTAAAAACCAATGCATATTGATTCAGCTTGTTTCACAGTTAGTAGTTGCTCCTTGACTTGGTCATATTGTCCGAGTTGTTCTTCTTTTGGTTCAACGCAGAATCCACAGGTCTGCTTGTTTGCTTGCATTTCATCCCAACATTGGAGGAAGGCTTGTCTACTAAGACGATTGTGAAGTCTTGTAGTATATCCTAAACCTTCAAAGTCTGGATACAACTCCATAGCCCTATCCTCTGCTTCTTTTCTTGTTTTCATATCAATCTGTTATTTCGATGTGATTACTTGCAATAATGTAAAAAGCCCAAGTAGTGCTTATTGCAACAAAAAGTTGAGCTAGTCTTTCTGAATTTGAGGTGTTATCGCTACAATCTTGCGCCCATCTTGTCCATGTTCTGATTACCGCAAATGCAAGTAATATCAATGCTATTGTTGTTTTCATTGGTACGTGTCTTTGTAGTATTGTTTCGCTCTTGTTTTAGGCATTGCAACCTTATCATAATCTAAATCTCCAGAAACGTAAGCCTCCTCAATCTGCTCCCGTTCCGTTTCGAGTGATTGATTTGCCTCTCTAATAGCACATCTTATTCCTTCGTGGATTCCTTTATCAAAAAAAGAATTGTTTGGATGCGTAAGTTTCATTGATTCAAGTTGCTCAATCAGCAGTTGCATAGCTGTCTTTTTCATATCACATTCTCTTTAAAGGTTATTTCTCGCGGTAGGTCTTCGATGCGGTTAGCAGATAAGTAGTCGCAAGTGTTCCAATTAGAATCCCATACTGTAACATCACATTCATTACCTGACCATTCAATATCTAACTTCAACTCTTTACTTCTGATTTGAGTCCAATCTAATTCTTGGTCAACAACCTCCCAATCACCAGCGAATATCACTCTGTCCTGTGCTGCTTGGTATTGTGCTATCTTATTTTGACCATGCTGATAACCACAAATGTCACTATAATAGCTTAATGAAGCAGGCTTCTCCAAAACATTACCATCATCATCACACGGAACAAAATCTCTTAAGCGTGGTGCGCGGTTGGTTAGTGTTGCATATTCTACTATTTTGTAATAACCTTGCGCATCTCTTTCGCTATTGCATGCCATCCCTTCTCTTTGGTTTCTATGCTCAATAACGTACTCGTGTAGTGTTGGTCTCATTTTTCTCTGATTTAGTGTGCTATACCGCACGATTCAACTTAATTCTATTCGCGATTCACAATCTCATCAAACGCTTTGATAGCGGCTTTACGGGCTTCATCAATGCTTTCTTTCTTAACGTACAGAGTGGTATCACCAAACACAATATGCCAACCATTAGGTATTGAAACCCTATAAACCATTAAAGCCTTTCCAATCGAATCAGCATAGTCTTGAATAACTCCCCATTGACACGCTAAAGGGTCGTTGTAAAATTCTTCTTTACCATAATAATTTCTATTCAACCACTCCTCAAACTGTTTCTTATTCTTCCCTGTTAGCATGATTCTCTCTTGTTATTATACGTTTCAAGTTTTTTGTTCAAACCCCACTTTGACAATTTGCTTCCGTAGTGGTTTATGAATCGGTAGTAATCTGCCATTACCGTCTTTTCGCTGCAAGAGTATTTCATTCTTCCAGCGATGGTGTCATACTCAATAAGCAAAACATCTTTTACTAGCCTCACATCAAAACCATTCATTATAAGTTCTTCTGCAACGCTTTCGCAGTGTTCTAAATAGTTCTCCATTTTAATCGGTTTTGTTTTAGCACCATCTCTCAATGGTCCTACGTCCGTCCCTGTAATTCACGTAGTCGTTTCATTGTGCTTTCAATCAATGGGCAATGATTAGGTATTCCTTCACCTTCCCCAACGTCATAACCAGTCTTTTTGCAATTATAGCAAGGCTCGCTCCAAGAGTCGCCTATATATTCAAAGTTTGGACAGTCCTTACAATTTTCTATCTCAAGTTCAAGTATTACTTTCATTTCCATTCGCTTTACGATGCTACAACAATAGGTATAGTGAATAGCCCATCGAAGGCATCAGGTTAATATTTAAGTTTGTGGGTAGGGCTACTCACCATGTACCTACCGTTAGGTGTAATTACAAGATACACCATCCCTCTTTATTAACTTTCAGAAAGTCTTGTATTTCCTTAATCAAAGTTTCTTTTGTATCCGAAACAAATTCTTGTCGTCCGTCAGTTTTTACAGGGTTATTTCCTATTTTATAATTAAACCATATTTTTACATAAATTTCGTCATTAGGTTCTTCCTTATTTTCAATCATACAAGACTTTATTCGCTTGTCAATTGAGGTTATTTCATCAGAAGTAACTACACCTAACAAAGGGTATAGTTCATTGCTTTGTTCTTGCTTATTCATACTGTATTTCTTTTAATTAAATTCGTTTTAATTTGATAGGGTAGTGTTTCAATCACGCAACGAAACCATACCCAAGCCCGTTGTGCAAAATGCGGAGAAGGCTTCTTCTGCTCCCAGAAATTCTATTAGATTTCCCATTTGTTATCCATGCGAACTGGTTATCTAAGGTACTTTCTTGCCTTTTTAATGAGTAAACCGCAAAGCACTTTGCACAACAATAAATAAAAAACATTAAAACGGTTTTTTACACTCAACCGTTAGGCGTAATTTAGTAATCACCACCCCACATAAAACTTCTTGCTATATCATTACTTTCTGCAAGTCTCCATTCAAGTTCTTTTTCAATATCTTTTGAGAAATCAGCATCAAAATTTTCG